CTCTTATCCCTTTCGACCCAGCCAACACAGACTACCAAACCTTTAAAAAAGAAGTCTTAGCTGGTGCAGAACTGCAAGATGCTGAGGGTGTTGTGATGACACAAGCTGATGCGTTTATAGCTACGCTGCCATAAGGTATAGACATGGCTTTTGAAATAGACCCCGTGCGCTATGGCGTTCTTTGGCAGAAAGTAGAGAACTACGAGGCCAAGTTCGATGAAATGTCTAAAAAAATCGACAAGATGGAAGCCAGCATTGATGAACTTGTTGCAATGGCTAATCGCTCTAGGGGCGGTCTTTGGGTCGGCTTGGGGGTTGTATCTGTTATTAGTTCACTCGTAGGGTTTATTGCACATTGGTTCAGTAAGAGTTAATCAATGTGTCAGATGATCTTGGGTTGTCAGCAGGTGCAAAGGGCATCAGCGAGGGTATAAAGACTGGTCGAGAAGCTGGTCGTGAGATTGGCAAGAACATTGAAGAAGTACAGAAGGAAGCGGTAGATGTAGCAAAAGCGCAAACAAACGCAAGAATCCGTGAACGCAGGGAAGCAGAGTTTAAGAAGGAACGGGCAATATTTAAAGCCCTTGAGGAGTACCGACACCGTAAACAAATTACGGATGAGGAGTACAAACTAAGGGTGGAGTTTATAAAGAAATTCGGTACTAAAGAGTGGGATAAGGTCATTCAGATAAAGACCGAAATTGAAAAAATAGAAAAGGCAGACAAAGACTACTTTGATGCCGAGTTGTCAAAGGTTCGCTCGGTACAGTTTTGGTGTTTTATGGCGGCAGGTTGGATTGCTTATTTTATTGTATGGGGTGGTAAAAAATGAATATGCAAGATGTACTAAAGGCGGTAATACCGATCTTAGTAGCCTGTATAGCATGGCTACTCGGTCAAGTATCTTCATTCCAAACCCGCCTAACTCAGATAGAAGGCAAGATGCCAGCCCTGATTACCTCTGAAGGCATACCCACAGACAGCCCAATATCCGCAGAACGCAGAGCAAAAATGCGTGAGGAAATCTACAAAGAAGTACACGACCTTCATGTGCGAGTTAAATTGATCGAGGAAAGGACTAAAAAATAATGTTTCCACTTACCGCATTAGTTGATGTTGGAATGAAAGTCCTAGACAAGTTTATTCCTGATCCTGAAGCCAAAGCCAAGGCTCAAGCTGAACTATTAAAAATGCAACAAGAAGGCAGATTGGCTGAACTTAACGCTGACATGAACGAACAGAACAATATATCTGACCGTTGGAAAGCTGATTTAAGTAGTGATTCTTGGCTATCTAAAAACATACGCCCTATGTCTTTAGTGGCTATTTTTGCTGGTTACTTTCTTTTTGCCATGATGTCGGCTTTTGGCTACGATGCTAAAGAATCGTATGTAAACCTGCTGGGTCAATGGGGTATGCTAATAATGAGTGCGTATTTTGGTGGCCGTACCCTAGAAAAAATCATGGATATGAAAGCTAAAAAAGATGAATCTAAGTGAACACTTCACCCTAGACGAACTGACCCACACAGATCATAGGCAGTTTGACAATACGCCAAACGCCACAGAGATGGCTAACCTTGTGCGCCTAGCGGGGTTCTTAGAGGAAGTTAAAACGGTTCTAGGCGGCAAGCCAATCATGGTCAATTCAGCGTTCCGTTGCAAACAGGTGAATGATGCGGTAGGATCAAAGGACAGTAGCCAGCATCGTATTGGGTGTGCCGCAGACATAAGAGTACCAAGCATGACCCCCGATGAAGTCGTAAAGGCTGTGATCGCATCGGGGATAGGCTATGACCAACTTATTCGAGAATTTGACCGTTGGACACATATTAGTGTGCCTAGTGTTGCTGGCGATAATCCTCGCAGGCAAGCACTAATTATCGATAAACAGGGTACTAGACCTTACTAAAACAGGTCTGTTAGGTCTACGACCTTCCACAAGTCCTTGGGTACATCGTAAAAGTATTCATCTCTAGCGACTGCCCTGTTCGGTACTTCTATTAACGGGCAATCTTTGATCTTATTTGCCCTAATCCAGTAAGCATGGGTTAAGGGTCGATTGACCACATACATCGTGGTTCTAGGGTGGTTAAACAGCTTATCCTTCCTGTGGGCTATGTGGATCGTTTCAAACGGGCAAAACTCCCAATCCCTGACCTCTACCTCGGCATACCCTAAAAACTCCCCTTTAAGGCTTAATACAAGGTCTACAGCGTACTTATCGGGGTTTGGTAAGGCATCTATATACCAAAGGTTATTGAGCCACCTAGCGACCGCATCACGGGCAGGTGGGTCACAGGCATCGTGCAGGGCTTGGTCAAACTTCTTATATTGCATAGCCGTGCATTAGGTAGTTAGTACCAAAAAACAGCACACAGAACATGATTGCCGCCAAACCACCTAAGAGGAACATACGGATAGACTCAATACGCTCTTTCTTCTTCTCTGAGGCCCGTAAAGCGTTGTACGCCTCTAGGTCACCCCAGCCCTTATCTAACATCCTTTGGCGGTCAGTAAACTTACGTTGGGCCTCATAAAATAACTCTGCATCTCGTTCGCTTTTTAACATGATGACTCCTAGTGAAATATCTTATAACGGGGGTTACAGGTAACCTCGACAGGTACATCAGACATTACCCCGTTGATCCTGCGCTTGGCGGTAATGACAACGGGGCGTGTACCAGCATCCTCACACTCGGTAATGCCCAGTATGACTTGAGCACGGCTCATGTGAAACGCCTGTTTATCAGTTTCTAAGCTGACATTGGGTGGTGAATAAGAACTACAAGCTGTAAGACTTAGCAGGCTTAGCAATAAAATAGGTTTCATAAATATCCTTATGCCCCCGTGGGGGCGTTGGTTAACGGGCTGTAATTTTTAAAGTAATAACTGCGGTGGTTTTGGTGTGCTTCTCGATTAACTCGGCAGGAATATTCGCTTCTGCGTATACAGCCTTGTTATCTACGGTCTTGCGTTGGGATAAAGTCACGCAGGCTTTATAAAGGTTACCCTCTATGTGGCCTTCTTCCTGCTTGAGTTCAGTCTTGAGTGCTTCTGCTTGGGTTTCTAAGTCAGCGATTTGAGCTAAGAGCATACCTAGTTGGTCAACTTTGGTAATTTGTAGGTCTAATACTTGCATTTGAATCTCCTTATCTATCTCACTCAACATTGAGTAAGACAAGTATAAGTTAAGATTACTTAACAATGCAATATATAAATAATAACCTTACAAAAAAGTGGGGTACTTGCTTTCGCTTTCCCCCGTTCCCGTGAAGGAACTTTGATTATAAGCCGTTTTTTATTTGGTAAACCCGTAACAAATGCTCAAAGCATTCCCAGCCCTTTTGAAGCCGATCCTGCTCAATTTCAATGAGTTTGACCTGATTGGTCAGGGCATTAACAAAGACGATAGCGCACCGTGCGCTGGGTATTCCTAGACCCTCTCGGTAGGCGGCTAACTGCATCTCATGCTCAAAGTAAACATCTACTTTGTCAAGGTCGGTATCCTTAGTCTTAAAGTCCACTATAAAGCCCGCCCTAGCCATTAGATCGCATTTACCACCATACCCTAGCGGATGGGCAAAAGACTTCTCTGAGAGCCATAGCTGGCTTCCAAAGGCATTCTCTAGGGTTTCTATAATGGTATTAATGTAAGGTGGCTTTTCAGGCATATAAACCCCCTCAAACCAGCTTTGAATGATGGCGTGGATCGCAGTACCTCGTTCCGCAGCTTCTCGACCCTGCGCCTTGCTATCCTGCATCACCCTAGACAACCAGTCACTTTCGGGTTCGTCAGGCAGTCTAGGCAGGGTTAAGGCCGCTAAGAGGACTTGTTGTTGCTTCCATGTATCAAGCCCTGCTTTCGATAGCATTCCGTTAATTGTTGTAACACTTGGCAAAAGTCCGAGTTTCCGTGCGTCACGGAGCGTTGCTGGTCGCTCCCCAGTCTTGCCGTGGACTGTATAGGCTGGAGTGCCGTCTTTCTTATACCAGTGACCTGATTCACTTAATTTCTCCTTGACTATCATGGTGTCCTTAGAATGGGGGTGGGCCAAAACCATCATCATCTGCCAGCTTGGGCGCATTCTTTTCACGCTCCTGTTGACCCCGCCACTCGCTACTTTCCGCTATCTTTTCCTTATAGTACTTAGGTAGCGCATCGTATTCTTCTTGTTTAAAATTTTGTATCCAAAAGATTTTGGTAGGGTTAACGCCTTCAGGCTGGGCGTTACGCAAGGCAGACGGTACGGGGCTAATGCCTGAGATATTGGCGTACTTACCATCCTCTGAGTGCGTGATATTAACCATGCAAAACTTACCCAGTAAGCCTTTGAGGTCAAAGTTTTTACGATCTTCTGCGGTCATTTTTTTGTTTGACCACGCCTCTAAATCTTGGCGTAATCGTGCCTGATCTCCAAGGCTGACTGTATACCGCTTAGATACAATTAATGGTTTACCATCGTCTGTTTTTAATGGTAGCCCTGCATCATCATCCCCGTGCAGTTCCCAAGTCAATACGACCTTATGCATGATCTTGGTTTCCCCAGCCCATTCGGTAGCTTGGTGACCGAGGTCGATAACGGAATAAAGCCTTGCCATGTGCAAGCCAGCAGGGGCTATTTTAAAATCTCGCTGAGTATCAGAAATAATCATATTGTTCTCCCGTATGGGTTTAAGTCGTTAAATACACCTTGTAAGAAATCACGCTGACGGTTAACTGGCGCAAAGCCACAGCCATAGCGCAGTAAATCGATTTGTTCTTTGGATAGGTCTGTGCCACCTTCTAGCACATCAAAGATGCGTTCAAGTTCACCTTGAAGCTGTAGTAAGTCATTCGTTTGCGATTCTATTTCACTCATAAGAGTTCTCCTGTTATCACGGCACATACCGTACACCCATATTAACTTAACTTAACAAACAATGCAAGAAATATGTTAAGATGCCTTATGCCATTAAATTCAATTGCTATCATCAAACTTTTAGGTGGCCCTACCAAGGTCGCTAAGTTGCTAAATATCAGCGTTCCTGCCGTATCGATGTGGCAAAACGGTGATATACCCTACGATAAGTTGGTGATCTTAGCTGCAACCCTTGAGCAACAAAGTCACGGGTTAATTACCCGAAAGACCCTATTTCCTGAAACTTATAAATTAATTTGGCCTGAATTAGATTGATGTATACTGTTGACGCAGATTGATACCTGCGTAGTTATATTGGTCAACCCTCAAGACCCTTTGAGGTAGCTTTGAGCGTTTAATAAATGCTGTTGACCCATTTATTAAGCGGTATCAACTTAGAGCTACCCCAAGGGGTTTTTCTATTTCTGCCTAGCCCGTACTCATTGGTGTTGCTACGGTAAAGGCTGTAAATACCCCTAGAAACTACTAGCGCAAATGCGCCTCATTTAGCCGTATTGCTTGGCTACCTAAGAGAACCGTACTGTACGGATAGACCGATGATGTGATAAAGACAGACCTAGGCACGACAAAGACATCGAAGCAATATATACACCTCAGAACTCAGCAAGACTGACAAGCTATTCCTCATAGTAGGGATAGCTATGCCCTTGAATCTTGCAATCCTGACAAAAAAACAACACTTAGGGTATATCCCTAGTAAATAGTTCTTGCAATAGTTAAGATAACTTAAGAAACTAGATGTACTCAATACCGAGTGAGATAGAAAAAGGAGAAGCAAAATGGAATACATTACAAAAGACGGTTGGACAATTACACAAGCTATGTACAACGAAATCAAAGAAATTTGCCCTGATTTGTCGTTTGAAGAAATCTTGCGCTTAGTTGATTTGTTTAAGCATCCCAATTTTAAAATTACCAAATAATTACTAACCAGCCCCTACGGGGGCTTATTTACATGATCGAAACCATAATGACCGTGTTTGCAATAGCGACATTTATCATCTTTTCAGCAGTAATGATAATTGCCGCATTTCTTTATTACTGGATGGATAAATGACCTTTCTTGTTGCTAACATACCCCCAGTCAAGTGTTTTGTACGCAGGGAGTTTCTTTATAACCACGAGTCAGGGCATGGAGAACTAGAACCCTGTGTGTGGATGACCGCTAAGGCTATTAAGGGTCAAGCCTTTCGTATAGAGTCTATGTTGACTGAGTATGGTGCGTTGTATGACAAACTTCCAATCCATGCTTATGTGTGGAAAGCCGTAGAAACCCCGCTACCCCTAGACCACCTACAGATATGGGATTGCCTATCCTACGATATGGCTGTAATTGAGAAGTCTAATCTACGGGGTCTAAAGGTCAAGTTCTTTGGTAAGGACAAACAGTTTCATTTTGGTAACTATCTTTTCACCATTGACTTTGCCAGCCCTGAAGCTAACCGCCTAGATACTAGTTTTAGCGAGGGGGTCGAGGAGCATAAGTCTTATAACTTTATACGCCTAGATAACGGGCAGTTTGCTTGCCAGCCTAATAACCGTTGCCTTTGGTACGATGTTTCTCTTGTGCCTGCTGTATTAAAGACCCCCGACTTTAAGATACCAACCGAGGTCTACAGCGTTGAGAACCACGCTAAGTGGAGTGCTAAAGACGAATGGTTTTATAACTTTGACGCACTATGACCTTTCAAGACTTCTACTCCCTATACCCCCGCAAAATGGCTCGTAAAGACGCTGAACGGGCATGGAATAGACTCACCCCTACCCAGCAAAAAGAATGCCTAGAAGCCCTGCCAAACTACCTTAAATACTGGAAGATTAAGGAAACCCAAAAAGACTACATCCCGTACCCTGCCACATTCTTGAACCAAGAACGGTGGACTGACGAAATTGACCTAGAACCCAATAAAAAGCCTGAATTACCGTGGTATTCCACAGAGGAACTAACCGCCCGTAAAGCGCAGGAAGTCGGATGCCCTGCTTATGCTGGTGAGGCGTGGCAACAATGGCGGGCTAGGATTAGTCAAAAGATTAAGCAGATTGAGGAACAACTTTGAATTATTTATCAGTATGTTCTGGCATTGAAGCGGCTACTGTTGCATGGCATGATTTAGGTTGGATACCCTTTGGTTTTAGCGAAATTGAGAAATTTCCTAGCGAAGTGCTTGCCCATCATTACCCAAATACCCCAAATTTAGGGGATATGACTAAATACAAGGAGTGGGATTTTGGATCAAATAGATTGGATTTACTCGTTGGGGGAACTCCCTGCCAGTCATTTAGCGTTGCAGGATTGCGAAAAGGACTTGACGATCCAAGGGGAAACCTTGCCCTTACCTATGTTGGAATTCTTGATAAGTTTAGACCCAAGTGGTGCGTTTGGGAAAATGTGCCGGGTGTACTCAGTTCAAACAATGGAAGGGATTTTGGAGCCTTCCTTGGGGCGTTGGGCGAACTCGGGTATGGGTGGGCCTATAGGGTGCTTGACGCTCAATACTTTGGAGTACCCCAAAGACGCAGGCGAGTGTTTGTTGTCGGATGTCTTAGAAATTGGGAATTTGCCGCAAAAGTATTATTTGAGTCCGAAAGCCTGTCAAGGAATATTAAGAAGGGCAGAAATCAGAAAAAAGATATTGCCAATTGTCTTGCAAGAAGCCCTGCAAGCTACAGCAGCTACAATCCAGCAAGAAGTGAAGGAAATGCAGTTGTAGTAAACAAAACTGTTGGAACATTGCTTGCAAGAGATTATAAAGGATTAGGTTCTTTTGACCATGACAAAATGATTGTTGAACCAATACCAATTCATGCACAAGCCACACAATACAAAGGTGGTGGTGCAAATAGAAATAATGATGGAAAAGGCAATGGATTAGGTATTGGTAAAGCAGGTGACCCAATGAATACTTTAGATACATCAAGCCGTCATGCAGTTGCTGTAGGGTTTGATGCGTTTAATAACGCAGTTACTGGAAATTTATCTAAAACACTAGATACTGGGTCTGATTATCACCATGTGCCTAATGTTTATAGCCAATATATGGCTGTCCGTAGACTGACCCCTGTTGAGTGCGAGAGATTGCAAGGCTTTCCTGATAACTACACAAACATTAAAGAAAATTGTCCTGATGGAGCAAGATATAAAGCATTAGGTAATTCAATGGCAGTACCAGTAATGCGTTGGATTGGAAATCGGATAAAGCAAATTGAAACTAGACATCGTTAGCAAGTTTCAAGAATGGTCAAATGAAAAACGACAAAGAAACGCATTACAAAGCAAATCCGACAAAATCAGATGGACACTTGAGATTAAATGAATGGACATAAGCAAAGGATCGAGTATTTGGCCCAATCCTATATAGCCATAGCCCAGCGTTACAGGAACTGGGATATGGTCAAAGAATTAATTGAACGAAATAAAGACACAGAAGAAGCAGTTAAACAGAGAATTAAAGAAATTTTAGGTAAAAAATGAACAAAGTATATTTTGGTGATTGCCGAGATTCTATGCGCCATATGGCAAAAGATGGGGTCGTGGTACAAATGTGCGTTACTAGCCCACCTTACTATGGTCTTAGAGATTATGGGCATGATGGACAAATAGGAAACGAACAAACACCCCAACAGTTCATAGATAACCTTGTAGAAGTATTTGCTTGTGTATGGGATATTCTTGCTGATGATGGTACTTTATGGATAAACCTTGGCGATAGTTATGCTAATAACAGCAGTCAAGCATCAAACAACGGCAGGGCTGGATTTGGCAACCCACGAGAAAAAGTAGTAAACAGAATTGGAAATGGCTATAAACAAAAAGATTTAATGGGTATGCCTTGGCGTTTAGCCTTTGCCCTGCAAGACTTTGGATGGTATTTGAGGCAAGACATTATTTGGCACAAACCAAACCCAATGCCTGAGTCAGTTACAGACAGATGCACTAAAAGCCATGAATACATATTTTTGCTGACTAAAAATCAAAAGTATTATTTTGACCATGAAGCAATAAAAGAAGATTCTGTTGATATTGAATCTACAAGCAAAAGATATGAAAAAAATTTTAATGCTTTTAATGGTGGTATGGAAACGGGTGCAATAAGTAGAAATAATCCAGTTGCAAAATTAGAGTTTGATGGTAAAAGAAATAAACGAGATGTTTGGACTATTAATACTAAATCTTATAAAGGTGCTCATTTTGCGGTCTATCCTGAAGAATTAATAGAACCATGTATATTGGCGGGCAGTAAAGCTGGTGATATAGTTCTAGACCCTTTTTTTGGTAGCGGAACTACTGGCGCAGTTGCACAAAATTTAGGGCGTAAATGGATAGGTTGTGAACTTAACAAAGATTATGAAAAATTGCAAAATGAACGACTTGCTCAACAAGGAATCCAATTTATATGAGAGATATTGACCCCAATAAATGTATAGACTTTATCCTTGAGAACGCTGGTAAGTACGCATCTGCCAAGGGTGAGTTAGCCCAATTAGAAACCTTTAAAAGCAGTCTAAAAGCCATAATGATGCAGAAGTCAGGTGAACAGACCATTGGGGCGCAGGAACGAGAAGCCTATGCTTGTCAGGAATACCAAGACTTATGCAAAGCTATTGGGGTAGCGACCGAGAACGCTGAGAAACTGAAGTGGGAACTAGAAGCCGCAAGACTACGCCACGCTACATGGCAGACCTTAGAAGTATCTAACCGTAACCAAGATCGGATATTAAAATGATAGCCCTATGTGATGAGTTTGCCGTACTAAAAAAGCTAATCCGTATGTATGACGATGCTTTAAAAGTCAACAACGCTACACAAATGATGGAGATTGCCATAGATATTTCAGAATCCGCTGAAAAGCTAGAACAGCACAGCGTAGACCATGTATCGCAATAAAAGCCTATTAGAGATTGTTAGGCGATTCCCTTGCACCCATTGCGGGACTACAGATGGCACAGTCGTTGCCGCACACTCAAATCAACTTAGGGATGGAAAAGGCCGTGGACTCAAAGCACACGATTACAGAATCGCATCACTCTGTTACACCTGTCACACAGAAATCGACCAAGGTGCAACACTTAGCAAAACAGAGAGAGTGGGTAGGTGGGAAGAAGCGCACCGAAAAACGATTGCCCTCTTATTCGAGTCGGGGTTTTTATATACCAAGTTTTGAACAAATGACCCAAGACACCGTGGACTTGTTAAACTCCCTTAATGTTGATACTAACCCTACCCCTTCCCCCTTCCGTCAATCACTACTGGGGGAGTCATGGACACAGGCGATTTGTAAGCAAGGCAGGCAAGGAGTTTAAAGCCCAAGTCAGCGATTATGTGGTGGAGTACAAAGTTCCAAAGCTAGGCACAGCCCGCTTAGAGATGCAGGTCACTCTGTACCCTAAAGACAGACGCAAGCAAGATATTGATAACCGTATCAAAGCCCTTTGGGATGCCCTAGCAGATGCTGGTGTATTTGATAACGATGAACAGATCGACATCTTGATGGTACAGCGTGGCGCAATAAAAAAAGGTGGCGGTTGTCTTGTAGTTATTGATAAAATAGAGGAAACTACACCCATTACATAAGGATTTGTATGGAAAACTGTGCATTATTCCTAGCAACAATGCTACATTCTGCGACCAACACGCATTTCTTTCATTGGTCAACCGATTCCTACGCAAAACATAAGGCTTTTGCTAAATACTACGATGGTATTGTTGGCTTAACAGATACCTTTGCCGAATCGTATATGGGT